CCTGTTGGAGCAGATGCTTGATTAAAAATCATTGATGTATTAGCTTCAAAGGGATCAACATTATCTAAACCAGAGCCATCTCCAACATAGGATGTTGCATTAACTGTTCCTACAACATTTACATTATTTTTTACAGAAAGATTTCCTAAAGAATTTGCAAAAAGATCAACAACAGTATCGCCTGTGCAATATTGAACAGTGTGAGCACCTTGTACAATTTCAACTCCATTAGCAGCATGTCCAGTGGGTGCTACGGTTAAACTGAAAGCACCAGAGGTATTATTAAAAAAAATATAGTTATTTTCTACAGCAGGAATAAATACATAAATATTTCCTGTAAGAGTTCCTGTAAATTCAATTACTTTATTAGAGGCTTCAGCAGTTGGATCAGCGTTATTAGATGTTAAAGTGACGTTTGCTGAACCTGCAACAGATTTAGATAAAAATCCTGCTGTAAAAGCATCAACTGTTTGTAAATTTGTATTGGTATTATTCCCCCATGTATTGGCGTTAGCCCCTGTTTCCATGAGTTCGAGTTTGAGTCTATCTGAATATGTACTTGCCATGTTTTAAGCCTCTTTAAAATATATCTTTTTTAACACACAAAACAACTATTTTGTGTATATCTGATCCCCTATAACTAATACATCTGCTTGCGAGTTGTCAAACATAAAAATAGCTTGTTTTTTTGTCCCTACAATAGGTTTCCCTGGTATATTAAGAGAGGTATTAATTAGCACGGGATATCCTGATATCTTTTCAAATTCTTTTAATAATCTTAAAAAGGTTGGATTTTTCTTATTATCTACAGTTTGAATTCTACATGTCCCATCGGCATGAGTTATATTTTTAAATTTTACAGGATCTTTTACTTTTGCTTGATATAACATCCAAGGACTTTCATAATCTAAATCAAAGTAATTTTTATAAGAGTCAATAGGAACACTAGCTCCATAGGGGCGAAACCATATTCTCTTTTTTACCTTATCATTAATAATTTGTTTTGCATTGAGTGTGCAAGGATTCATTAAAATTGATCTAAATCCCAAGGCTCTCGGACCTACTTCCCCCCATCCTTGCCCCCACATTATTAATTTTCCATCACACAAAAGTTTAGCAATTTTTTTTATTGTTTCTAAACTAGCATACCCAAAATTTTCATCATATTGATAAAGATTGTTGATGTTTAAACTAGCTTTTTTAACATTAAAAAACTTTAATCCATAGAGTAAAGCTCCTATTGAAGCTCCCTCATCCCCACAGTGAGGAATGGGTTCATATTTAGGAAAATCTTTTTTTAAGAGAGTATTTATTACTATGTTTTCTGTAACCCCTCCACTCGCACAAATTTTGTCGTTTGCATTAAAATGTCTTTTTAAAAAATTTCTTATTTTTTTATACCAATAAAAATGTAGAGAAGTTACATAATTGTTACAATTTTCTAAATGACTTAATTCTGGAAACTTAGAAATAAATTCTTTTAATAATTTTAAATGTTGATCATGTGGTATAGGCCCTATTTTATCTGAATAATCTTTTCCAAAAGCAGATAAGGCCATACAATGCCCTGCCCAATTTTCGGAATGTTCTGGAATAGAGGCAACTTCTTCTTTTTTAATAAACCAAATATACCACAAATATTTTAAGGTAGTTGCTAAACTCTCCGTACTAAATATTTTCAATTTTTGTTTTAGTTGGTTTTTTTTAAAAACACTTAATATATCCTCTTGGCTACCTCGTTCATCGAACACTATAGAATTAAAATAGTTGGTGCTATAATGATGTGCTAAATGATGATCAATTAGAACTATTTCATTAAATTTTGGAATTTCTTGACCCATTAATTTTTCAAAAATTCTATCCGTATTTACCAGAACTATCTGTAAAACATCGTCTAAAGAATAGCCTAAATGATTTAAATACTTTATCCAAGAAGTTAGATCATTGTGATATTCGTGTTTTTTTCCAGTTAATCTTTCAAATTTTAAATATTTAAAATCTTTATTAATTATGTCATAGGTAGTAATACTACCATCGTGAACAAAAGTCTGAAGACCTACGATTATTTTTTTCACTCTATTTCTAAGCTGCTACTTCTATCCAAGTATTACTTGCACCTGTTACTACATTCGCCCATGGGGTTGATCTCATATTACCTAAAGAAACAGTAGCATTTAAGCCTGTTGGTATGACCACAGCAGTTCCAGTAGCTGTTGCTGTTCCATCAGTAAAGGCCATTGAAAGACCTGTTACTTCAGCCACTGCATTAGCGATAGCTGTTGCTGTTCCATCAGCAAACTGCATGGTCACTGCGGTAGGCTCTACTAAAGCATTACCAATAAAAGTCGGAGTACCAATTTCGGTGTCTATTTGCTCTCCTGTAGGGGTGTAAGCAGATTCAATTGTTGTTGTTCCTACCGAAGTATTAGATTGAGAACCTGTTAAACTGTAAGCAGATTCAATTGTTGTTGTTCCTAATGTTGAAGTAATTTCAACTCCCGCAGATATAGGAATTATTGATTCAGCTTCCGCAATAACTGAACCAATGGCGAAATCCATTTGGTCGGCAGGAGCGTTAACTGTGATATTTCCACCTGCTGCAATATCAGGAGTAGCGACAGCAGAGTTCGCTTGTAAACCTGTAACAGAAATTATTTGATCGGTAGAAAGAGAAACTGTTCCGACTGCTGTATTTGCTAATACAGTTGTAACTGGAGCATCAACACCTGTTCCCTCAATAACAGTAACCGTGCCAATGTTTGATGAAATTAAATTGCCAGTAATGGCAACATCTGGGCCAACACCTGATTGAGCAGTTCCTAAAGTTGTATTGGATTGAATACCTGTTAGTTCAACAGATAATCCTTCACTCCAAGCACCTTCACCCCAGGTGCCTCTTCCCCAACCAGTAATATTTGCCATGGTAAGGACTCCCTAGGATTAGGAAATCCTTAAAATAGCACTACTTGCATCGTTTGTTGGAAATTGAATTGTAAATGTTCCGTTTGTGGATGTCTTTACGCCACCAAAGTCTAACACTGCGATTGAAGCATTTGTATTCGCTGATGAAGTGTTGTAAATCAAAGCTGCTTGAGCTGAGATTGTTGCACTTGTAAATGATAAATCATCAAAGTCTACAAAAGCTGTTGATGCTGTTGCGTTAGTTTTGGTTAAGCTGACGTTTGCATTCGCTAGAGTGCCACCGCCTGCTGCGTATGTGCCTGAGTCACCGACTTCGTTTGTCGCTGCATAGGCTGATGTGTTTGCATCCAATGAAGCTGAATCTGTATAGAGAGCGAGTTTTAATGTATCGCTTGATATATCATGATCGCCATCTAACAACTGCTGTTTGAATGTTGCACAAACTGCTTGGTTAATTGCCATGTTTTAAGCCCTCCTTAGGCTTGTGGGTCTGCTGACGGTAAAGGAACTCGCAAAACGCCATCCGCATACTCGTCTCTACGTTTACGTCCCATTTGCTCATTAGCAAAAGCTGTTAGAGCAGTCTGGAACTTCTGACTGTATAATTGCATATCTTGAATGTTTTTCAAGTATGAAAAAGTTTCTCCAAGTACGCCATACAACAAAACTTCAGGTGCATTATTAGATATAAAGGTTGTAGTGGAAGTCCCTCCAGTTCCGTCACCTAATCGTTCAGGTTGTTCATTATACCATAATTCTAAGGTATATGCCTGATCAGGTGTAGGAGCGACCATTAAATAATTACTATCCCAATTAGCCCAATACTTTGGTATGCCAGTATAATTAGAATCAGAAGTGGATCTTTCTACTGCATATTCATCCATAAAAGTTGTATCTCTTTGTTCAAGCCAAACACGTTCACCATTATCTTTGACTATTTGTGCTCCTCTAGCAAAACGAAAGCCACCTAATCCAAGGGAAGCTACCTCAACAAAAGAATTGTTTATAGTTAAACTGGTTGTTGCATATCTTCTTTGAGCATCACTATCAAGAAGTCGATCTATTTGATTTTCAATATTAGTAAGGAAAACATTAATAATAGATTCTGTTAAGACATTGCTATCTACCTCTGTATAGCTTCGGACATTTGTTACAAGTTCAGAATAATTCATGATATACTCACCGTCACTTTACCAACTCGTATGAGTGGATTCAAGTCTCTTGTTTCTGTAGAGGGTATCATTCCTGTTGATGTAAAGGAGCTATCTCCTGGAGATCCAACAAATACAGTCACAGGCTCTTGTCGAGCGGGCCTGGGGTCTTGTAATGCTTCGG